TATTTGAAATAGAAGAATTAAAATATAAGCCTACAACATACTATATATTTAATACGCAAGTGCCACATACAGTATATAACTTTGAAACAACTCGGTATCTTATGAGTGTTGAATTTGCCAAGGATAAAAGCGAGTTATCTTTCAAGGACTTACTAAATGATATAAGGACACAGTATGAAAAAGACCGCACAAAATGATATAACGGGAGATTGGTTACAGTCTAAACCTAACAACGAACAGTTTGAAAAGAACTTTGATTTAATCTTTAGAAAGAAAAAAGAGTTACCTATAGATAAAGAATGGGATCAAATGAAACCAGTAGGGAAAGAAGTTTTACCTGAGTATGAACTTAATAAAAGTACGGGTGCCGTACAGAAAGTAGATCATGGCGACACAACAAATACATAAGAGCAGACGACATGCTGACCCGTTTAAAACACGAACAGGCAAAGATAAACTTAAAGCGTTATCTATAAAAAAGTTATATGAGTTATTAGATAAAGCCGCAGAGGGTAAAAATAAAGCAAAGATAGCAAAAGAAATTGCTAGGAGAACTCCAATTGGCTGAGTTAAAAACGTGGTCTTACTCAAGTGCTACAACATTCGAGAAATGTCCTAAGCAATACTATCATCTGTATGTAGCTAAAGATATTAAGCAAGACCCAAATACAGAACATTTTCTTTATGGCAACGAAGTTCACAAAGCTTGTGAGTTGTACGTTAAGAACGCAACAGCGTTGCCTGAGAAGTTTAATATGTTTCAGCCAACCCTTGATAAGTTAATAGCAATTCCAGGAGACAAGTATTGTGAGTATAAGTTAGGCTTAACTAAAGACCTAGAACCTTGTGACTTCTTTGCACCGAACGTATGGTGGCGTGGTGTTGTAGACTTATTAGTTATCAATCCTGAAACTAAGTTAGCTACCTTAATTGATTATAAGACAGGCAAGTCAAGTCAGTATGCAGATACTAGACAGTTATCTTTGTTTAGTGTAGCTATATTTAAACACTTTCCAGATATGTTAAAAGTCAAGTCTGGATTGGTATTCTTGGTAAGTAAAGAAATATTGAAGGAAGATTATAGTATTGACAAAGTAGATGAAATGTTTGCTGAATGGGGTAAAATAACACATAGGATAGATACTGCCCATCAGACAGGGGTTTTCAATGCAAGCCCTAACTTCGCATGTCGGAAGTTCTGCCCTGTTCAATCATGTTCACATTGGGGAAAATAATGGCAACAAAAAGAGATTATAAAAAAGAAAATGAATATAAGGCACAACCCGACCAAATAGCTAAACGAGTAGCTAGAAATAAAGCTAGACGAATGATGTTAAAAGCTGGTAAAGTACATAAGGGTGATGGATTAGCAGTAGATCATATTGTTCCGTTGAGTAAGGGTGGTAAAAATACACCAAGTAATATGCGAGTTGTAGACGCAAATTTAAATGATTCATATGATAGGAACAGCGACCATTCGTTGAAGAGAAATGTTCCTAGTAAAAAGATTAAAGCTAAAGAAGCTAAAGAGGGTAAACGAAACAAGACATAAGTTTTCCCGCTAGACGTGAGTGCGGTAAAACCACGTCAGTTAACAGCAAAGACCTCATGATAATAAAAAACTTTGTGTGTTAGCAGTGTAGGCGCGTCACTACCTCTCTCGGTGGCGCGTCTATTTTTATCACTAGGAGATTGCATTGGAAGTATATAAAGATAAAGCGTTGATTGTAAACACAAAACGCCCTGATTTAATATTAGATAAGATACCTAAAAGTAAGATACTTAAGTCATATGATAATGGTGTTACCCAAGTAGCTGTGAATTGGGGACTAGATGAAGTGCTTACCTTATCAGACATGAAAGTTAAAAACCCTCCGTCACCTATAACACGTGACTATAACTTTCCAGGTATTCATAAACCTTTTAATCATCAAAGAACAACTGCTGAGTTCTTATCAGCACATAGACGTGCCTATTGTTTAAGTGAAGCAGGCACAGGCAAAACATCGGCTATCATATGGGCGGCTGATTACCTAATGAACCAAGGTAAAGTTAGACGTATGTTAGTAGTATGTCCACTATCTATTATGCAAGCGGCATGGCAAGCAGACTTCTTTAAAACGGCTATGCATAGATCAGTAGGTATTGCTCATGGTAGTGCTGAGAAACGTAAGAAAGTATTTGCAGAAAATACAGACGTAGTTATTATTAACTATGATGGAATAGAAATTGTAGAGAAAGAAATTAAATCTGGCGGTTTTGATTTAATAGTTGTCGATGAGGCAAACTATGTCAAGACTGTCACGACACGTCGCTGGAAGTCATTAAATCGTGTAGTAACACCTCAGACATGGTTATGGCTTATGACAGGAACACCCGCTGCTCAATCACCAGCTGACGCATATGGACTGGCTAGACTTGTGAACCCCGCATCCGTACCTAAATATGCAGGAACGTTTAAGGATATGGTTATGCAGAAAGTCAGCCAGTTCACCTGGGTGCCTAGATTTAATGCACAGGATATTGTATTTAAAACATTACAACCTGCCATTCGATATACTAAAGAAGAATGTTTAGATTTACCTGACGTTCTTTATACCACTCGTGAAGTTCCCCTCACACCACAACAAGATAAGTATTACAAGAAGCTTAAAAAAGATATGTATATGGAAGCATCAGGTGAAGAAATTACTGTGGTCAATGCAGGGGTTATGCTCACTAAACTATTACAAGTAAGTGCAGGTGCTATCTATTCAGATAAATCAGAAGTTATAGAGTTTGATATATCTAATCGTATGACTGCCCTCAAAGAAATCATTGAAGAAGCCAGCCACAAAGTTTTAATCTTTTGTCCTTTTCGCCATAGCATAGAAAAGATTATGGGTGAATTAAACAAAGACCATATCACATGCTCGGCTATACATGGAGATGTGTCTATGAATAATCGTTCAGAGATATTTAAAAACTTCCAAGAAAGAAAAGACCCACAAGTATTAGTGATCCAACCACAAGCTGCATCACATGGCGTTACCCTCCACGCAGCTAACGTAGTTGTGTTTTGGTCACCCGTGATGTCTGTTGAAACATACATACAATGTTGCGCTCGTGTAGACAGAGCGGGACAAAAAAATAAGATGACCGTAGTGCATCTACAAGGTTCGCCTGTTGAACAAAAAATTTACAAAATGTTGCAAGGCAAAATAGATCACCATGTTAAATTAGTAGACCTTTATAAAGAGGAGTTTAATGATGTTTGATGTCAAAGCGTGGAAGAAAACATGGCGAGAAAAAAATAGAGACAAACTAAGACTATATGGGTATGAGTATAGTCAAAAAAACCCACAAAAAATATTGTTATTAAGTGCTAAACATAGATCAATAAAAAAAGGAGTACCTTTTACAATATCTGAAGAAGATATACATATACCTACTACTTGTCCTGTATTAGGAATTCCTATAGAAAAAGTATTTAGTCCTAGTGGTAAAAGAGGCGCTTGTGAAGGCTCACCTTCATTAGATCGAATTGATAATACTAAAGGGTATGTTAAAGGTAATGTACAAGTATTAAGTAATAAAGCTAACAGTATGAAAAGTAGCGCAACCCCTGAAGAGTTATTGCAATTTGCTTTTTGGGTAATTTTAACGTATGGACATTTAATTGATAAAGATAGTTGACAAAGTAAATAGTTGTGATATACTGTTATTCTTAATGTTTGAAAGGAGAGAATATGGAATTAGATGACAATAAGATAGAGAAGATGATGCAAGCTTCTGTCAATATGAGAGATAAGATTGATGAATTAGAAAATCAAATCACTGAAATTAAAACTCAGAAAGACAAAGTTGATCTAGCATTAAATGAAGCATGCAGGACACTTAATGTAACTAGTTTGAAAACTAAAGTTGGAACATTATCAAGAACTTTACGTACAAGATATTGGACAAGTGATTGGCCTGAAATGTATAAGTTTATAAAAGAAAATGATATGCCTGAGTTCTTTGAAAAGAGATTAGTTCAATCAACAGTTAAAGAGTTTTTAGAACAAAACCCTGACAAAGCACCACCAGGTTTACAAGCAACAAGTGAATACACAGTAAGAATAACTAAAAGTAGAACTAAGGAGGAAGTATGAGTACAGATTTAGACGTATTTGGTAGCACCGCAGTAGCAACACACAGCCGTAGAGATGATGGATTTACCGCAAATATAACAGGTAGTTCAACAACTGCTAAACGTATATCTATTCGTGGTGGTAAATTTAGATTAATGGTTAATGGTAAAGAAGTTGAGAAGTCTAATCAAGACGCACTTGATGTAGTTATTGTTAATGCATCACCTCATGTACATAGAATGTATTTTTCTAAAGCATATGTTCCTGGTGAGAAAATGCCACCTCCAACATGCTGGACATCCGATAGTCAAAAACCTGATGAAGCAGTTGTAGAAAAACAAGCAGAAAATTGTTTATCATGTCCACAAAATATCAAAGGTTCAGGCGCTAATGGAACTAAAGCATGTCGTTTTAGTAGACGTGTTGCTGTAGTTCGTGCTGATGATATGAATGGTGATGTATATCAAATGACTTTACCTGCACAATCAATATTTGGTAATGGTACAAAAGATTGTAAACCACTACATGAATATACAGATTACGTTCGTGCTAATAGTCAAAACTTAATGTCTGTTGTATCACGCGTATCTTTTGATGAAGACTCATCAAGCACTAAAATTGGTTTCAAAGCAATTCGTATTCTTACAGATGACGAGTACGCAGTATGTGCCACGAAGTCAACTTCAGAAGAAGCTAAACGTGCTATTACATTATCAGTAAACATTAATAAAGATGAAGATGGTGAAGAGTTTGAAACAAAGAAACAACAACCTATTCAACGTCCTAAACCGCTTGAAGTTATTGATGATATTCCTGAACCTACAGTTCGTGCAGCAGAAAAACCTGTGGCACCACCTCCACCTAAACCAGCAGCACCTAAAGCAGATCAAGGTGATGTTAGTCTAGATGATCTAGTATCAGATTGGGCGTAATCATGCGTGGTTACTCCCAAGTAGTTATCGAAGCAAATGCTAAAGCTAAAGAGACTACAGGGACATTGTTAGGTGCGGTCTGCATATCACTAAAACACCCTGCTAGTCAAGTAGCGAAAGCGCTTAACGTTTCAAGGCAAACGGTGTATGATTGGTTTTCGGGTAAAGCAAAGCCATCAAGAAAACTTGACCAAAAGATTAAGGAATTAATAGTTAATCTTAATAAGTAATACATTGGGCGAAAGCATCTTATTTATATATTGCTAGACGGTAATTAATTTATAAACCGCAAGTAGCCCACCTATTTTAGTAACACAACATTTTGAGAGATAAATGCAAACAAAAGAATTTTTACAACAAGTATGGCCTGATCAAGGATATTATTGTGTCCTCGGTAAAGATCAACAAAATGTAGTAGTTCCTAAGTTTATAAATTCCATAGATGAAGCAATTGAAGTAGTAAATAAATTACTAAGCGATAAGCAAGACGTTTACTTTGCATGTTCAACATATGTTGAACCTACTGAACGAAAGAAAATAAATGCAAAAGAACAACGTATTTTATGGTTAGATATAGACTGTGGTTTCGATACAAAGAAACGTAAATGGAAAGACTATGAAACTAAAGACGCCGCACTTGTAGCATTACGTTCATTCACAGATACAACACAACTGCCTGCACCTACTATTGTAGACTCAGGTAGAGGTATCCATTGTTATTGGCCTTTTACAGAACCTGTTGATAAAGCTATTTGGCAACCTGTTGCTGAAGGCTTAAAGTTTCTATGTGCTAAACATGGACTTAAAGCTGATAGTGCTTGCACTGCTGACATGGCTCGTATCTTACGAGTTCCAGGAACAAAGAATTATAAAGATGTAGCTAAACCTGAAGATGTAACTGTGTTAAATCAAGGCACGCCTACTCCGTTTGATGAGTTAGCAAGCCTTATACCTATTCATCTTACCGATAAACCTAAAGCCAAACGTCCATTAGATGAAGCTACAAAAGCTATACTAGGAAACAACTCATCTAAGTTTATGAAGATTATTGAACGTTGCCGTAAAGAAGATGGCTGCGCGCAGTTAGTTCATATCATGACTAAACAGTCAACAGTAGAAGAACCTCTATGGCGTTCAGGTTTATCTATTGCAGCATACTGTGAAGACTCTGAATCAGCAATTCACAACATATCTAAACATCACCCTGATTATGACTATGCTAGAACCGAAGCTAAAGCTAGTGCTATTCCAGGTCCACATACGTGTAGACAATTTGAAGGCTTACGTCCTGAAGGTTGTGATGGCTGTAAACATAAAGGTAAGATTACTTCACCTATAGAATTAGGTAGAGTTATTCTGCGTTCTAAAGGAGCAGATAATGTTATCCAAGCTAAATCAGAAGAGTTAGGTCAAGTTGTTACATATCAAATACCTGACTATCCATTCCCATATTTTAGAGGAAAGAATGGTGGTGTATACAAAACAACTGCTGATGAAGACGAAGAAGCTATCATGGTTTATGACTATGACTTTTATCTTGTTGAGATATTAAATGATCACGCTATAGGTTTTTGTGCCTGGTTTAAATTACATTTACCTCATGAAGGTGTTCAAGAATTTATAGCACCTTTAACACAATTACTGTCTCGTGATGAAGCTCGAAAGATTTTAGTTGCTAAAGGAATTGTTAGAAATGGTAAGAAGTTAGATAACGTTATTGATTACATCATAGCTGTAGTAGATGCTGATCAAAAACAAAAGCCATCAACGCCTATGTATAAACAATATGGTTGGAATGGTTTATATAACAAAGTTGTTATAGGTAATCGTGAGATTAGTGCTTTTGGTATTAAGTATGTTCCTGTATCTGAAGATTTAAATGATGTAAACCCAGCACTACAAAAGAAAGGCACGTACGAAGAATGGAAGAAAGCTGTTTCAGTGTATGAAAGACCTGGTATGGAATTACGTGCGTTTGGTTTCTTCTGTGCATTTGGTTCATTACTTATGCCCTTCTTTAGATCAAAAGAAAAGTCAGCAGTAATTAATTTATATAATCCCGAATCAGGGCAAGGTAAGTCAACAGTATTGCAAGCTATGACTAGCGTATACGGCAATCCTGATTTATCAGCCAAGCTTATTCAAGTATGGGGTGATACAGGCAACGCAGTTATTAATCGTATGGGTTATATGAATAACTTACCTGCAGCAGTAGATGAATTTACTAAAGTATCACCTGATCAATTACATGAGTTTTTAAAGTTTATGTCAACAGGACGTGGTAGAAATCGTATGGGTAGTGGCGGCACAAACAAAGAAAGACAAAATGATACTGTCTTTAATTTGATATGCGTTGTATCTTCTAACACAGATTTTAGAACAGTGATGTTCTCATCAAATGCTAAAGCTTCAGGTGAGATGGCTCGCTTCTTACAACTACGTATTGATAAAGATACAAGCTTAACAAAGAAAGAAGCTGATGATTATTTTGGTAGATTGTTTGATAATTATGGACATGCAGGAGAAATATATGCTCAATGGATTATATCAAATCTTGAATCTGTAAAAATAGCTTTAAAACAAACGCAAGAGAAAATTGATAAAGCATGGAACATAGCTGGAGAAGACCGCAAGTATTCTGCTACATTAGCTGCAGTATTTTTAGGCGCTCAGATTGCCAAGCAATTAGGTATACACAATATAAATTTAGATCCTGTAAAACAAGCTATTAAACTAGAGTTAGATAAGTCTAGAATAGAACTTAAAGCTCGTGACTTTGATGCTATGGAAACATTAACTACGTTCTTACATGAAAATTTAAAGAACACTTTGGTAATTAATAGTGTCATAGACTCACGAACAGGATTGCAAGAAGCTCCTTTATTAAAGCCAATCAATGAATTACGTGTAAGAATTGAACCAGATACTAACACAATATACATTCCTGTAGGTATAATGCGCTCATACTTAAAGGATCTTGGTAACGTAGATTACGAGGATTTTATTAAAAAGCTTAAAGATAATAAGGTTTTGAAGTATAAATCAGGAGATTCTAAAGTGCTACAAAAAGGATTAGATATTAGCGGCTCAGGTGTTCGATGCATATGGATCGATAACTCTAGCTTTGAAGGACTTAAGACTAACGATTTACCATTGGATATACCACGAAGTGTTCACTAACGGCGTAAATTATCAGATTGATTGGCCTGCATTTGTACCAGGCTCTTCTATCTTTATACCTGCTATTGATACAGAATCAGCTATCAAAGCTATACAAAAAGAAAGTGAACGCCTGGAGTTTCAGTTCGTTCACAAAGTGGTTATAGAAGACCATGTTAAAGGTATAAGAGTCTGGCGATTATAGTTACTCGTTAAATCCTGCTTGTTCCCTTAGGTGTTGGATATATCTAGTAGTTCTATCATCATCTGCACCTGTATTAACAAGGTATTTAAGCATATCACGTCTTTGATTCTCAATATCATCTAGTCTTTCTTTCTTATCTTTAGGATT